CTAAGGTCTTGCTCTGATCAGCCGATGTGGCGCGAGCGCGCATCCGTGGCAGATGCTTACTACGACAGCCGCCAATTGACCGAAGAGCAAAAGCGCGATATCAAAGCCGAAGGCCTTGAGGTGCGCGTTATCAACCTGATTCGGCCAGTCATCAACTCGGTTTTAGGCCAAGAAGCCAAGAGCCGCACCGACGTGAAGGTGGAGGCCGACGACGAAGACCATGCCGACGTGGCCGAAGTTATCAACGCCAAACTCAAAGAAGCCGAGCGGGAGACTTGCGCTCACATGGCGGTCAGCGAAGCCTACGCGCCCATGGTCAAAAGTGGCTTGGGCTGGGTCCACGTAAGCAAAGTGAGCGACCCGCTGGCTTATCCGTACCGGGTTGAGGCCATACCACGGGAAGAAGTCTGGTGGGATTGGGAGGGTCAGCGCGGGCCCACACTTTTGCACGGCTGCCGCTGGCAGGTTCGCAAGCGCTTTGTGGATCTGGATGAAGTTCAAGCCGGCATGCCTCAGTTCAGAGATATCTTGGAGCGCAGCACAACCGGATGGCCGGATCGATACGACCTGGACAACAGTCACAACCTTGGAGAGCCCGAAAGCGCGCGGCTTTACAGTGCCTATGAGACTGAGCGCCGGTTCTACGTCTCAAAAACAAATTGGTTCGACAGCGCGCGCAAGATGATTGCCATGTATGAGGTCTGGTACCGAGTCCCGGCTACCGTGGCCGTGCTGCACATGAGCCCGACCCGGCGAGTTGTTTACAACGAAAAAGACCCCCGACACGTTGAGGCGGTATCACGCGGCCTGGTGAAGGTAACCAAAGGCATCACTTCTCAAATCAGACGAGCTCTGTACGCCGGGCCCCATCGGCTTTTGGACGAGGCAACAACCAAGCGCAATTTTCCCTACATCCCCATGTTTGCCTTCCGCGACAGCGGCGACAAGAGCCCCTACGGTCTTATTGACGGCATGATTGCCCCACAAGACGAGTACCACGAGCGCCGGCTGCGGATCCAGTGGATGCTCAAAGCGCGTCAGATCGAGCTGGACAACGACGCCCTGGACGAAAAATTTACCAGCCTTAAAGACGTTGCCGACGCCATCATGCGCCCGGACCTGGCTGTAATCACAAACCCAAACAGAACCAACAAGAACGGCCCCGCTATCAAGATCAGAAACGACTTGAGCATGCAGCCAGAACAGTTCGAGGTCATGGCCGACAGCAAGCAGTTAATCATGGACACCGCAGGCCGCTACCCAACCCAGATGGGAAACGCCAAGGTTCAATCGGGTATTGCGAACTCAATCCTGGTAGAGCAGGGCGAACAGTCCATGGGCGAGCTTAACGACAACTATGTTTATGCCCGGCGCTCTGTTTTTGAGGCTTTGGTGGGGGAAATCATCGAAGACCACAAGCAAGAAGAATTAAGGGTGAACATTGGAAGCGGTAAATCTCGCCGCACTGTGATTTTGAACTCTTGGGATCCAAAAGGAATGCCGGTTAACCGGGTTGAGGACGCCATTATCAATACCGGACTGGCCGAGACTCCAAATACACCAGCATTTAGACAGCAGACTCAGCAGCAAATCTCCACGATCATTCAGGCGCTTGGAGGCAACCAGCAAGCCGTTGCGATCCTGGCACCCGCCTACATCGAGAGCACCAGTCTTACCAACCGCGCTGACGTGGCCGATAGCTTGCGCAAGATGCATGGCCTACCCACCCCGGGCGACAAGAACGGCCAAGCACAGGCCGACGCACTGCAGCAGCAGCAGCTTGAGCAAAAGATGCAGCAGGAAGCCCAATCCGCAGCCGCCAAGGTGGATGTGGACGTTGCCAACGCTGAGCGGCACCGCGCCGCTGCCAAGCTGGCCGATGCTCAGGCAGAACTCGTAAGCCAGAAAGTCCGAGCCGGAGCCGGTGCGGCCGAAGTGGATGAAGTCGTGGCCAGGACCCAGAACCTGGAACACCAGAGCGAACCCGACGAAGACGAGTTGATTGAAAAGGCGATGCAGGAAGCATTGGCCTGACTCCCCACACAAAAGACAGACCGCCCACTGAGGCGGTTTTTTTACGTCCCAAGTTTTTAGCCACCCCATCGACCGCCGCACGGCGGGGTGTGTACGCAGCGGCAGCCATGCACAGCGAATCGTCAGCGCAGTGCGTGAGTAACACGACGGTGGCCTTGTGCCTCGGTAGACCGACCGTAAACGGCAAGGAGTGAGTAATGAGTGGAATGTTCGACACGGATGAGCAGGCTATTTTGGATGAACTGGGCATTAACAACACGGACACCGACCAAACAGGTGGTGAGCCCGCGGCAAGTGATGCGCCCGGCGAAACCAAAGATGATTCCGCTAACCCCGGATCAGAAGCCGCGAAAGACGCTTCGCAAGACAACAAGCAGCCCGAGCAACCCAAAACCGATCCAGCAGAGCCAGCACAGCCCCAGGGCGATATTCGTGCCGCTTTGCGTGCTTCTCGACGCTCTGAAAAGCGCGCCCATGAAGAACTTGAACGGTTGAGGCAGGAAAACGAAGCCCTCAAACAAGGCAAGGCCCCGGTGGATACCCAAATCACCGATGAAGACCTTGCTCAATTGGAGGTCGATTTCCCCGTCCAGGCAAAGATTGTCAGGCGTCAGCGAGAACTTGAGCAGCAGCTTGCACAAGTCAAACAACCCGAACCAGATCCTGAGTTTCAGCCATTGAGCTACAAACCGGAGGTTCAGGAAGTGATTGACAGCGTGCCCGATTTGCTTGCCTGGCAGTACGACCCAGCGGCCCAAGACAAGTTTGTCAAAGCCATTGAGTACGACACAGAGCTTCGAGCTGATCCAGCTTGGAAAGACAAGAGCTTTACCGAGCGGTTCACCGAAGCAGCACGTCGGACGAAACAAGCATTCGCTCAATCAACTACTCCCGCAACCACTGCCAAGCCGGCAGTAACTCGACAAGATCCCGCCGCGGCAATCGAAAGCGCCCCAGTCCAAGGACCCAAAGGCATCAGCGATTTCCGAGGCGGTGGACCAGCAACACCGCCCAGGCCCCGATACGAAGACATGAGCGACGAGGACATCATGGCCTCCCTCAGACCTGAGTAAGGACGGCCGGGCTTTCCAACTTTTAGGAGAACCCTATGTCTCAAACATCAGTACCACGCGGCAGTGCGCTCGCAAACAAGCAATTTTCCCCAGCACTGTCCGCAATGGTCTCCAAGGCACCGACCCCGGTGGCCGCCTTGACCGGACCCATGCCAACCCATGACGCTGCGATGCGCAAGCTCAAGCAGCAGACGACCACAGAAATGCCGATTGTGCGCGTCGATGACCTGGCAAAAGGCCCCGGCGACATCGTGCAGGTTGACTGCGCGCACGTTGTCAAACTCAGGCCCGTCATGGGCGACCGCAACGCCGAAGGTGTTGGCGCTCAACTGTCGTACAGCTCCAAGGACTGTATTTTGGACATGGCGACGCTGCCGGTTTCGGCTGGCGGCAAGATGAGCCAGAAGCGCACGCCTCACGACATGCGCCTGAACGCCACGGCTCAGCTCAAGCGCGCTATCCCCGCATTCCGGTGGCAGCGTTCCTTGACTTTGCTGGCCGGCACTCGCGGCAAGCAGGACGGCACTGACTGGGTACTACCCCTGGCAAGCGACCCCGAGTTTGCGGAAATGATGGTCAACCCGGTGCGGGCACCTTCGTTCAACCGTCACTTCGTTGTCAACGGCACAGCCCTTAATCAGGGTGGAGCCCGCTTGTCTTCTGTTGCCACAACTGACCGCCTGCTTCTGGCTCACGTTGACGAGATGGCCGCCTTGTGGGACGAGATGACAATCCGCATGGCTCCGATCCAGATTCCGGGCGACCCGGCTGCTGGTGATGACCCCATCAAGGGCGTGCTGATGGTTGATCCGTTGGTTTGGGATGGCATGCTGACTGATACCTCCACCACAAACAACGTGCGCAACTGGCAAAGCCTTGCAATGGAGCGTGCGAAGTACGGACAACTGAGCAAGCACCCGCTGTTCAGTGGCTCGCCGATGTTCTGGAATGGCGTCTTGATTCGCAAGATGCAGTACGCCATTCGCCACGACGCAAGCGACGTTGTTGCCCACGTAACCCAAGCAAACCGCTTGACTGCTACGGAAAGCAACGTGACAGTGGCTGCCGGTTTGTCCACGACTCACCAAGTGGCGCGCTCGGTGTTCCTTTCAGCGCAGGCCCTGGCCTTTGTCTCTGGTGCAAACCAGACGACCGAGGAAAGCTACTCGCTGCTGGAGACATCGAACAACTTTGGGCGAAACCTGGAGCTGGCCGGTGAAATCATGGGCACCGAGGAAAAACTGCGCTGGGCTTTGCCAAATGCGAGCGGCGAACTGGAAATGACCGACTTTGGTGTCGCAGTCATTGACAGCGTGGTGCGCAAGCGCGACGTTTAAACCCAACTAGCGGGGACCGGTATAGGCCGGCCTCGCTCTATGGGCATTGCCCATCAATCAATTTTTTACCTTTTATAGGAGTCATACATCATGACAATCAGTATCAAGGCTCAACGGGCAAATGCGCCCAAATTCATGTCGGTCGATGGATCGACCGTTTTCGAGACGGACCGCGTCGTCTTGGGAGCTGGCCAGGGCGGTACACCCGCTGCAACCAACACCATTGACTTTCGCATCCCGGCGGGCGCTCAGGTGTTCGACCTGGCATTCCAACTCGACGACTGCGACACTGCGGCGACGTTTGTCTTTGGCGTGGGCTTTCGCCCCGTCAATCCCGCAAGCACTCTGACCCGCAATGACACCTACTTTGCACCAGCCGGCCAAACCACCGGCCAAGCGGGTGGGCGATTGAACTGCACCTTCAAGCCCATCCAGTTTGAAGAGGACGTGTTCATTCACTTGCTGGTGGGCACTGCTCCAACTGGCATTTCCGGTAACCCGGAGATCCACATCATCGCTGGCTACAACTGCCGTGGTGCCCGCTAACCTCTTCTGAGGTTTTTGAAACGGCCAGCCTTTAACCGGGCTGGCCTTTTTTATTTGGAGAACCCCCATGAGACTCAAATACATAGGTTTAAAAGAAGATGGCGAAACCGCTTTCTCCCATCTGAGCGGTATTGACCGCTGGATGCAGGGCGATGAAAACGAGGTCAAAGACGATGTAGCCAAGCGAATGCTGCTGCATCCAGATGTTTTTGCGCTGGCCGGCGAATCGAGCGAGCCCGCGGTCAATACCGTTGACCCATCGACCATTACCCTGGCACCAGGTGCAACCGTATCCGAAGGTACGACCAATCAAGCCTTTATCACGGTAGACGGCCAGGCGGTTGACCTTTCCGGCCTTGATAAGGCACAGCTTCACGATCTCGCAAAGCGCCTGGACGTTGAAGTTCATCACGCCAGTGGTGCGGCAAAGGTGATTGAAGCGCTTCAAGCCGCTTTCCCTGCAGTAAACCAACCCGCTGAGTAACTATGCCGCGCACGGTAGGCGAAGTCCTGACATCGGCAGACGGAACGCTCAACGACGTTGGGCGCGTTCGTTACACCCAGAATGAGCGAATCGGCTTTGTGGTTGATGCCCTGCAATTCATCCGCAACATCCGGCCAGACCTGTTCTTGGGCGCATACACGACTCCTATCGGGGCTCTGACGATTTCATCCAATCTTCCCCTGGACGACCAATTTTTCCGTCCCGTGGTGGATTACGTCATTGCCAGGTGCGAAACCAAAGACGCTGACCATGTTGCAAGCGGTCGTGCAGACCTAATGGCCAAGTTCACAGCGGGGTACTTGACGTGAGCGCACTTACTGATTTTTATGACCTGTTGATGCCGGAATTGCCCGGCTGCACCACCGCAATGGTGGATTTGCACCTGAGAGAAGTTGCGCGCGACTTTTGCCGTAGCACCGGGGTATGGCGTCAAGCCTTAACCGCTATAAATACCGTAGCTAACCAGTCAACATACACGGTAGCTGCGCCAGCAAATAGCGAACTTGTGAGGATTATCTCTATCACGGTCAATGGGATTTTCCTTTGGGCAGATACCGACACCCCGGACACCTCAAAACCCCCAAAATACGCACGCTCTGAGCCCCCATTCACCCTGTCTGCTGACCTTGCAACGCTGACACTGAAAGCGGATGAAGTTCCGGCGGGCGCTGTAGTTGGTGGACTGGCCCTAACTGGTGTATTGAGCCCGACTGCCGCGACCAGTGTTATCCCCGATTTCATCAAAGCTCAGTACAGCGATGCCATTCGATTTGGCGTTCTCTCGCGCATGATGGTCATGGGCAAAAAGCCATGGACTGACCGGGAGCTTGCCGTTAATTACATGACTCGCTGGACCAGCGAAAAGAGCTTTGCAACCGTCAAAGCGCAAACCGGCACCACGCGCGCGCCTTTGCGCGTGAAGAAGTGGTTCTAACCTATGGCAAAACTTGGCGTCTACGGTTTCGCTGGTGAAAGCCGAAGCCTGCATCCGGGCATTCTGCCTGAGACTGTGGGAACGGTTTCCTTGAACCAGCGCCCAGGATACGGCGATTTGCGGCCATGGAATTCCCCGAACAACGTCGGTGTTACCGTGGCGTCTGGTACCAAGACGATTTACCGGATGAATCGCACGGTACCCAGCGACACAAACTTTTGGCTGCGCTGGCCAACCATTGTTCACGCAGTTGTAGGGCCCAACGCCGCAGGATCAGACGAGCGCACCTATTACACCGGGTCTGGGACTCCCAAGTGGACCGACCTCACCAAGGCGATAGCGGGCGCTTCATACCCCAACGCCTTTCGAGAACTTGGAGTGCCGGCACCAACCGCCGCGGCCACCGTCACAAGAACTCCCGTTGTCGTAGCCGGTACAAGAACCAGCGAAACCGTGTTTTACGTCTGGACGTTTGTTACCGACGCGGGTGAAGAGAGCGCACCGAGCCCGCCTTCCAATGCTTTGGTGATTGAAAACGGCGACACCGTGAGCTTGTCGGGTATGACACCCGTGCCCAGCGGATCCTACGGGATCAACCGAATCCGCATTTACCGGACAAAAACCGCCACCGGAGCATCGACCGAGTTTTTCTATCTTGGCGAAGTCGTCAGCACCACGACCACATTTACCGACACCGGCCAGACTTTGGGCGAAGTTCTCCCGACTGCGACATGGATAACCCCACCGGCTGATTTGTCCAACCTGACACCAATGTGGAACGGGATGATGGCCGGGATTTCTGGTAACTCTGTCAGAGTGTGCGAGGCCTACGTGCCCTACGCCTGGCCAATTCGTTACGAAATACTGCCCAGCGACACAAAACCCCTGGCCTTGTCCACCTTTGGACAGAACCTGGTGATTCTGACCAACGGAAAGCCAATTCTTGTGACCGGCAGCAGCCCGGATGCCCTGGACGAACAGCCCATTGAGTTTTTGCAGGCCTGTGTTTCATCCGAATCAGTGGTGAACATGGGAACTGGCGTGGCCTATGCGTGCCCAGATGGTCTGGCCTATGTGGGGGCAGGAGGTGCAAGGCTTTTGACGGCGGGAATGATGGGCCGGGCAGAGTGGCAAGCCATCAAACCAGAGACGATCAAGGGAGCCATGTACGAGAACCGGTACTACGGCACTTACACCGTGGCGACCGTGACAAAAATGTTCATGATTGACCCCGCAAACCCAAGCGGGATGTACTTCATGGACTTTGGCGTGGACGCCATGTATGTCGACGAGCTTCAAGACGCCTTGTACGTGCTGCAGGGGACCAGTATCAGGAAATGGGATGCAGGAACAGCACTGACAACCACCTTTAAAAGCAAGCTTCTGATACTGCCCAAGCCGGTACAGTCTTTTGGATGGGCCATTGTGCGTGCTGATGCCTATCCCGTGCAATTCACCCTGGATGTGCTGGCCATGGACGCGGCCGAGGTTTCAGCCTTGGTTGCCTCGGGGATTGGGTTTACCGCCATCGGAACCACGGGAATTCGATACACCCAGTCAGTTACAAGCAATTCGCCTTTCAGGCTTCCCGGCGGGTACACGGCGCGGGAGTTTCAGATCCAGATTAGCGGGACAAGCGCGGTTCAATCGGCATTTATCGCCCATGGTGTTGCGGAGTTTTCTCAACCATGACACGCGGCGATAGGAATCAGGCTCCCACGGCGGCAAGGGTTGCGGAGGTTTCCGGGGCCAGGTCGGCCAGAGCAAACCGGAACACTGCACCAACGGATGTAACCGATGTCGTCGATGTTTCTCAGCGCACAGACATTCCACCTGCAGACGCTCCCAACTTTGGCGACAAGATTCGTGAAGCCATTAGCACCTATCTAGGAAAACGCGGCGACCCCCTGGATCGAGGGGTAACAGTGCGCGACCTGCTGACTGCGGGAATGATCAATCTGTCAGACGGATACAAGAATGACCCGGCCAACTTTTTACCAATTAGCGGCCCAGGACAGGCAATTGAAGACCTGAGCAATACCTATGTGGTCGACCTGACGCCACCGCCCACACCGACGGGGTTTGCGGCTTCTGCTGGACTCACCACGGTTATTGTCCAAACCAATGCACCGGTATACACGGCAGGCAATGGGCACTCGAAGACCAGGCTGTACGGTGTCACCTATGCCGGAGGCGCGCAACCCACCTTTTTAGAGACGTACCTGATTGCCGAGTTTACCGGCCCCATATTTTCCTTCCCGGCCACCCTTGGTTCTGAATGGCGGTTGTGGGTTAAATGGGTATCAAACGATGGCGTGGCTTCTGTCACACCAGCCGGGGGTGTCAATGGGTTAGCGGCGACTACCGGAAAAATTGGTAATGCCGACTTAAACGACCTGATTATCACCGCCGGAAAGCTTGCGGATGGATCAGTAAGTGGTACAAAGCTTGCAGCGCTTGCCATTGATGCTACAAAGTTTGCAGCAGGAATTGAGCCGGTAGGGATCGTTTCTGCTGTGCCTGGCGCAAAAAGCACCACCACGATCGTGAACACGGTTGATGGAAAGCTGTACCGCTGGAATGGGAGCGCGTATTCAGCAGATATTTCTGGTAGCGACCTTACTGGTGTGCAAAGCGATGGGCTGGTATACAACCCAGGCGCAGAATTGGGGTTGGCAGGATGGGCAATGATGGAGGGCTCGGGCTCTCTTTCAATCTCCACTTCAAGCCCACAATCTGGGTCAAGTAGTTTTGCCCTAAGCGGCCCCGCTGTTTCATTTGGGTGTCGAGCAATACCAGTTCAAGCTGGCGACGTTTACTATATTTCCGCATGGGTCAAAGGCTCTACGGCTACTTCCAGTGGGCTCTATTTGTATGGGATGGTAGCCAATAGTATTGGCGCATCTGGTGTTGTTGATTACACAGTTTCGGGGAGGATTGGAGTTTATTTGAGCGCGTACTCTGGCGCTGCATACCCTTCTGCGTGGACTTTGTGCGAAGGTCAGATAACCATTCCATCTGGTTACACATGGCTAAGCGTTGGCATTGCGAATTGGGCAGGTGGTCCATCCGCGGCATATTTTGATTCAGTATCAGTCGGAAAGGTAATAACTGCCGCCAAAATCGCAGCCAACACCATCACCGCTGGCCAGATTGCTGCCAACACCATTACAGCCGGCCAGATTGCAGCGGGGGCTATCAGTGCTACGCAGATTGCGGCGGGAGCTATCAGCGTGCAAAAGCTGCTGATTGTCCCGGTTTCTCTATGCCCCGATCCATTCTTTGACGATCAAGCATGGTGGGGGGGCTCACTTTACGACTCTGCGGGATGGTTTTTTGAGGGAGGCTCCCCGGTTGGCGCTAAAACGCGGGTGACTTTGTGGGGGGAGCGTCCAACAAACGCACCAGGAACCAGTCGCAAGCACCTGGCGACAGCGCCTCTTGTCCCGCCTGCTGCTGGAACTACGCTGCGCTTGCGTTGCCGGGCAATCAATAGCTCGAATCAAGCCTGCTATTTGATAGTTCGGTTTACGTCCTCGGCAGACATTAACTTGGGTGATATTGTTCTCGTCTTGCCAACTGGTACGGATGCTGCGACAGATTTCTCCGTGCAGGGCGCAGTACCTGCCGATGCGGCGTTCATGCGTTTTATTATCTTCAATGAAGCCGGAACAACATTTACTGGCGTGGCAACCATGTCGGGCGTCATGCTGGATGTGGCCGCAAGTTCTGATCTTATAGTTGACGGAGCCATCACCGCCAACAAAATTGCGGCCAACGCCATTGCCGTGGGCTCTGCAGCCATCCAGAACGGTGCGATTGTGAATGCCATGATTGGCAACCTGGCCGTTGATGATGCCAAGATTTCAGGCCTTGCAGTTTCCAAGCTCACTGCCGGTTCTCTCTCGGTAGGTCAGTACATCCGCTCTACGAGTTATGTGGCCGGGATAAGTGGGTGGGCTATTAATGCTGATGGGTCGTCAGAGTTTTCAAACGTCACGGTGCGCGGCAATGTGACCGGCTCCAATATCACTGGCTCAACCATCACGGGCTCAACCATCCGCACAGCAGAGACTGGGCAGAGAATTTCTTTTGACTCTCAAGGCCTTCTGTTTCTCACGGGTGCAACACCAGCGGGTAAGTATGGGTCATTCAAATACGGAGCCAAGAAATACGGAGCCGGTGTGCTGGTATTTTTCAACAACGTAGCAAAAAGAATCCCGTTTTATGTCCAGCAGGAACAAGACGTTGCAGATATTCACTTGTTCAATCGCATTTCAGACCCCACGGGACCAGCAGAAATCGGGGATTTGGTTTGTGTTGGCGGCAAATTGAAGATTTGCACAGCCAACGGTACGCCTGGAACCTGGACGGTTGTGGGCACACAAACATAAGGAGCAGAAATGCCATTTCCAACAAGTATCGATTCGTTTACAACCAAGGTCGATGGTGTCACGGACGTGCTGGCCGCTGATATCAATAATCTGCAAGCCGGTTTAGTTGCCACTCAGCAAAAGCTTGGAGTCAATGGATCAGGTGACACAAGTTCAGTGGACTATTTATTGAGTCTATTGAAGCCTTTGACGCTTGCAACGGCTGTAAACACAACAAGCGGATCAGCGATTGACTTTACCGGGATTCCTTCTTGGGTTAAGCGGGTCACGATGATGCTGAACGGAGTCAGCACAAACGGAGCTTCTGGATATCTTGTTCAGATTGGATCCGGGTCAATTGCCACGACTGGCTACGTTGGAGCCGCAACAAACGGCAATGGCGGCGCTGCAACCACTTCAAACACTGCGGGCTTTTATATAAACAGATCGACGGCAGCATCGTTCACCTATAGCGGACAACTTGTTTTGACGCTGCTTGGATCAAACGTGTGGGTTGGTGCCGGAGTTGGATTTGACACAGGCCCAAGTTACAACTTGTTTGCCGGAAATAGAACTCTCTCTGGCGTTTTGGACCGCATCCGTCTGACCACCGTCAACGGCACAGATGTCTTTGATGCCGGATCAGTCAACATCATGTACGAAGGATAAGCCATGCCAACAATTATTGAGGTCAATGTCCAAACCGGCGAACAGACTGAGCGCAATATGACCGCTCAGGAAATTGCCGCGCTCCCGACTCAACCCCCAGAAGAACCAACACCACAGATGGACCCAGTAGCAAAACTCAAAAAGTTTTTGGACGACAACCCAGATGTTTCCGCGCTCTTGAGCGAATAGAAAACAGCATTCAGTACAAGCCCGCCCAGTGCGGGTTTTTTTACGTCCTAAAGCAAGGTTTTCATGGATAAAACCCACGCATCAATAACCCTGGCCAAAGCAATTGGAAAAACGCTTACACCAGAGCTGGCCTCAGAAATTGCGCGGGAGTTGTTTAACTCCCCCGATCTTTCTTTTCCACCAGGGCGATTTGAACCAGCCCACTACAAAGGCTATGACTTTGCGTTAGAGAGTTTCAGGGCGATATTGCCAGAGCTTCATGAGCTGCACGTTCTTCACTATGCCGAGACAGAAGGCTACCGAGCCGGAATTGCGATGAACCCGGACTATGACGCCATATCGGAGAGCGAACACAACGGCCAGTTAATGCAGTTCACCGCACGCCAAGACGGCAAGTTGGTGGCAAACATGCGCGTTTACCTGACCCAGAGCCGTCACACCCGGACGCTCATTGCCAGCGAAGACACCTTTTACGTACTTCCAGAGCACCGAGGCGGGTTTATGGCGGTACGACTGTGGCAGTACGTGGAGCGATGCGTGATTGCTGCTGGCGCGAGAGAAATTTGTTTTGACAGCAAAACCATGAACAAAGCCGACTCCATGGCCAAGTACCTGAAATACAAGCCGGTGGCCATCAAGTTCATAAAAGTTATTTCAGGAGACTGACGATGCGTTCATCTATTACCGCAAACGAGGTGCGAGAGTTGTTGAACTATGACCCAGACACGGGCAAGTTCACACGTCGGGTTTCTACCGGAGGCAGATACGGCGCAAAAGTTGGGACCCCAGCCGGAATGCTCAATGACCAGGGGTATTGGCTGATCAGCCTGAAGTCTCTTCAATACCGAGCGCATCGGTTGGCGTGGCTGTATATGACCGGAGAGTGGCCAAAAAATGAAGTTGACCATTTGAATGGCATTCGTTCTGATAACCGATGGGCAAATCTTAGAGACGTGCCGGCCTACGTCAACCAACAGAATATGCGCATGGCGCAAAGTAACAGCAAAACAGGGCTATTGGGGGCCTCTTGGAACTCAAAAGATAAGCGTTTTTGCGCGCGCATTAAGGCCAATGGGCGGTACATGAGCCTTGGCTACTACGACACCGCAGAGCTAGCGCATGAAGCATATATCAACGCCAAACGTCGCCTACACGAAGGCTGCACCATTTAATTCACAAAAGGATATTTATGTGCAAACCATCCGCACCAAACACTGACGGCATGAATCAGGCCGCCGTACAGCAGGCCGCCCTATCCAAAGAGCAACTGGACTGGGCAAAGCAGATTTATGCAGAGACGGCACCCCAACGCGCAGACTCAATTGCCCGAGCCAACGAGGTGTCTGATGCTCAATTGGCATCAATGAAGTTAAACGATTCAATCTCGAAAGACTACTTTGATTACCAGAAGGGCACATTCAGACCCCTTGAGCAAGGCATTGTTACGGCGGCCAATGAGTTCGACACCCCGCAACGCAGGGAAGAGGCTGCTGCAAGGGCTGCGGCTGATGTGGAAATGTCGCTTGGAAATGTTCAAGGCCAGCAAGCCCGCCAACTGACCCGCATGGGCGTTAATCCGGCATCTGGTGAAGCCATTGCACTGAGCAGCGGCCAAGCCGTGGAGAAGGCAAAAGCCCTGGCCGGGGCATCAAACAAAGCCCGTACCGACGTTGAGCTCCAAGGATATGCCCGCAAGATGGACGCTGCAAACCTTGGCAGAAACCTGGCCAGCAACCAAGCCACCAGCGCAGGCGTGGCGATCAATGCGGGCAATGCCTCTTCTGCCAACGGGCAGGCCGCCGGAAACATCACCGCCCAAGGAACCAATATTGTGAACCAAGGTTACGACGGAGCCCGAAGCGGCCTGTCAAGCGCCGGAAGTATTTACGGGGCAATGGGGAACATTCAAAACCAGGCCTATGCGAATGAAACCAACCGCACAAGGCTTATGGCTGATATTGGGCTTTCTGCGTTTGGCAGGCCCAGCACCTCCAGATAACCCCAAACCAAGGAGAAAAAATGTTACCACTTATCGGACTTGCAGCCGGCATGGCTGGCGGTTATCGGCAGAGCAAACAGCATGAGCGGGAACTTGCCCGCCAAGACAAGAATGATGCCTGGCAAGAGGAAGAACGCGCCGCCGTTCGTGCAGAACGTCAGAAGCAAATCGGGCTTCAAACCGGGCTACGTGATGCAGCAGCACCAGCCACCATGTCGCCGGTAGAAGGCAGTGAGCTTGCTCCCGACCAAATGGGGCCCAGCCTGGCCATGTACCGCGTCAAGGGTAATGGGATTGATCAGACCACCCCGGATCAGGCCGTGGCCACAAAGTCACTGGCCGACTACAACGCACCCGAGGCAGTGGCAAGCCGTCAAGCCGGAGTGCTTCGGGCATCTGGCGCACCGGACAAGGCCATGAGTTTGGAGAATAGCTTGTCAACCTCAAAACTGAACAAGATCAAGCTGAACGAGGCTGAACAGCAGCAAGCAGATGCCAAATGGAGACGTGATATTGGCGCTGCCTTGACCAAGCCGGGGGAAACCGCACTAAGCGGCCTTGTTGACTTATTCAGCAACAGTGAATTCGGCCCTATGGCAGGCAAGAAAGCAAAGGCTGTTGCATCCCCTGACGGGAAGATGGTGACTATTCACACGGTAAACCCCGACGGATCAGTGACACCCACGTCGATGCAGTTCTCCAACGATCAGAACGGCGCAATTCAAGCCGCTTATCTCCTGGACCAATCGGTCAGCCCTAAAGACCGTTACGAAGGCTGGGTTTCAGAAGTAAAAAACCTGAATAAGGCCAACAAAGACAAGAAAGAACTTGAAATTGCGGAAAAGAATGCAGAGTCAAACCGGATCCGTGCAAACAACACCGGACGGAAGTCTGAATCGGATGGCGGGCCGGTTGGGCGAGAGGAACGCTTGCGATACACAAGCCTTTTCTCTGATGCTGGACGCCGCGCCGGAGAGGCTCAAAAGGCCTTGACTGCACTGCAAAAAGACCCGCTCTACGCGATTGCAAAAGAAGGTTCACCACAGGCCAGGGAAATCCAAGACTTGCGTGAAACCATCAAGCAGCACAACCAGGACAGAGCTTTTTATCAAAGTCTGCTTGCCAAATCACAAACCGGATCCAGCCCAGGACTCGACAGCGGAACACCGGCAAACAATCCGGGGAAATCCGCAGCACCTGCGACCAATGGCCGCCCACCTCTGTCCAACTTCAACCGGTAAAAGCCAATGAAATTTGACATCAAAGGCGCGCGCGCCGCTGGATACTCTGACGACGAAATCGCAGCCCACCTGGGGCAGCAATCCAGGTTTGACGTGGACGGCGCGAGGAAAGCTGGATACAGTACCAATGAAATACTGGATCATCTTTCAGGCTCAACAATCCCAGCCGCACGGCGTGACTTACCCGCCGGGGTAAAGCCTTCGACCGCAGGCGGTGGACGGGGCAATGTCAATCCGACGGCTCCACAGGAAACTACACCATCCCTCGCAACACCCGAGCCTTCGCGCGCGGACCGTATTGCGGCGATGAACAGTGTTACCGACCCCTCAAATCCCGACTACTTACCGGTAACTGACAACGCCGTTCGTGCACTGCAAACAGATGCGCGCGGGGGCATGGACGCACAGCGCTCCCGATACCCTGGCCGGGTTTTGGATTCAGATATCGAACCCGCAACAGTCACCGGGGCCCTGAGAGATACCGCGTCTGGAGCGCTGCAGATCCCAGGGGTTGCGGTTAAAACCGCCGCCGATGTTGCCCGCCTCGCATCAGGCGACAGGATTGGCAAGGGATTGGGGGATAGCGCAGAAGCTATCAACAAGGCGATCCGGGAGAACGTAGGGACCTGGCGCGCCCAACAGCAGGCCACTAGATTCCAGCAGGACATGGTGGACCCGAATCTGAATGCCGCTGATTTGATAGTCGCCAACCCCGGCGCATTGGCTGATATGGCACTCCCGCAAGTTGGAAGCATGGCGCTGCCAATTGGCGCTGCTGCAGCCGCCGGAAAAGTGGCCACGACTGGACGAGCTGCACAGCTTGCCAAAGCGATTGATGAAGCAACCGTTGTTGACCGAGCCAATAAAGCCAGAAGCGCAGCCGTGCTGGGCACAACCATGGCGCAGAACGCAGGCGACACGTTCAGCGAAATCCGCGACAGTGGTGGAAGTGTGCCCGACGCCTACACCGGAGCAGCAGTGACTTTGCCTTTCACCTACGCCGCCAACCGTCTGACTGGCGGGGGTTTGGAGGGTGGAGTTGTTCGAGCCATGTCAGGGGCCAAGGGCGCTGTCAAGCAAATCCCCGGAGCCATGCTGAAAGAGGGCGGCCAAGAAACCGGCGAAGAAGCCGGGTCTTACCTTGGAGAAACCATCGGCAAGGGAGAAAAGTTCGACTCAAACACCGCCACCAAGCGCATGGCAGTAGCTGGCACCCTGGGCGCGGCTTTGGGTGGTGGTTTTGAATCGGTAAACGCAGCGCGCACCGCACGCGAGCAACGCATTCAAACCCTCAGAGACGCAGGCGAAACCGCCGCCGCCGACCTGCTGCAGGCAAAACACGACAAACTCACGACCGCCGAGAACGTGGAGAGTGAGATCTCGAGCATGCCAGGCAGCCCGGAGTTTTCCGACCAGTACCGAGGCCTTCGACTCAACGGCCTAAAACCAGCAGAGGCCGCGGCTCAATCTGCTGTTACCGTGACTTTCCGAGGTCTGGCACAGACACTTGGACTTTCCGATAAAGCCACCAATGCAGCACTGGACAAGGCAAAAGACCTGCCCCTGGACAAAGTGCCGGACTTTCTGCAAAAGTTCACCGCCAGACTATCACCCGTTCAAGTCGGAATTGAAGCCGTTGGGCCAACGCTTGAAGCAGCCAGGGACGACGCAATAGACGCGGCTATGGGTGCGATTTATGACCCCGTGAAACAACGGATGGACGAAGCGCTATCCCTTGAATCTGAGACAAATCAACCGCAAACCAATACACAGCCTGCACAGACAGCTATAAATACAATAGCGCAATCCACGGGCAAAACCTCTGATGCAAGCACAGAAGGAGCCGATGGGATAGACGCGCCAGCGCCAGGCATGGTGCGCGTTTACCACGGCGGTCAACCCGGCGCAGCCAATGGTGACGTGTGGTTTACCCGTAGCCTAAAAGACGCTAAAGGCTGGGCGTCACGCGGTGAAGGTATGGTCGTCGAATACGTAGACATCCCGGCCAGCACCTTTACCCCTGACGCTGAATTTGGCACGCTCCCCCCCGAGCGACTGACGCTCCCCGACTCTATTGCCAGTCAGCGTAGACCACTGCGACCCGTCACCCCCACTGATAAAACCAGTAATTCGGAGCAAAGCACCGCGCAGCCTGTAGCTGAAAGCCAAGCCCCAGAGAAGTCGGCCGCAAGCCCGCGAGAGTCTGGTGATGGTGGAGTAGCGCCCACTCAGGATGCCGGTGCACCGATTTACTTTGGCCGGGACAATATTCCCCTGAGTGAAGGAGGAAAAGCCTTCAAGACCAAGCAGGCTGCAAGCGATGCCAAGAGGAATAACCCCGGCTTGCGCGTAGTGCGTGCAGAAGGTGGATTCGCCCTGACCGAAAAAACCCCGGCTCAATTGGCATCTGAGGCTGCCAATGCCAGGCGCTTGAGCGCACCCAGAACCAGCCCCAAAGGTGAACCCATCTCAGCCCATGCCATGATTGCGGCTGCCGGCGGGTTGATGTCTTCCGAAAAGTCGGACATGAACATCGAGGGAAACATCCGGGTTGGCAACAGAACCCTATTTGCCGGTACCGGACGCGGCTTGAACATGGAGCAAGCCACTGAGCTTCTGATTCAGGACGGCTACTTACTGCCTGGCCAGGACATGAACGACGCCAGGAACCTGATTGTCAAAAGCCTATCAACCCCACAATACACCCCGGATGGCTGGGAGCGCATTGCCCAGGCCGAGATTGAACAGCGCCAGCAAGACCGGCAAGATGAGCAACCGGTGTATGAAGATGCTGTGGCCGAGTTTGAGGGCTTGAGCGACAGCCAAATTGAAGAGATTGACGATTCCGACATCCCTTGGGATACTCCCAGCAACACCGATACCGAGGCCACCATGCGCGCCCTCGGATTTGACGAAAAGGACATTCAAGATGCCATTACCGAAGGATCCAGAATCACGAGCCCAGATAGCCAGGGCGGTGGTCAAACTGATGAAGGTTCCACCAGGCAAGAGACAACAGATTCTGGACAACGAGAGAGCGCGCCGGGCGAAGATACACGCAGCCGAAGCGACCCACGGCGGGAAGAAGCCCAAGTAGAACCCCCACAAGCCACACAAGAAGCCCCCTCCACCGAGGGGGTTTCTGCTTCTGTGGATGACACACAAGCCAAGTTCACCACCGAGCGCCGCGCCGATGGCACCCTGGCAGTGAAGGGCGATAAAGACGCCATCCGCGAAGCCCTGAAAGATATCCCGGCAGCCAGCCTGCAACCTATGACCGGTGGGATTTTGGTGGGGCGCTCACAGGCAGACAGGGCTTTGTCCCTGCTTGAGCCCGCAGAAATCACGGCACCAACCCGGCAAGACGTAGTAAACCAACAAGACGCCGCCGAACGGGCAGCCAAGGCCAAGGAAAAGGCCGACCGAGAAGCCGACAAGAAAGCCCGCGAGGACGAAGACCGCAAGCGCATTGCCCAAGCCAGCCAGGCCGCAGCAGATACCTTTGAGCTCGGTGGCGACGCCATGGCGAACTTGACGGGACAGAAAGATGTTTTCAGCACGCCAAGCGAGCCGACGGCAGCAAAAGCCAAAGAATCCGACAAAATCAAGGACTTTGGCGAGAAAATTGGCGGGGCCAAAAAAGACACCTGGACTGGATTCAAGGATGATCTAAACGCCGTGAAAGACGATGATATTGCCGCGCGCAAGTTATCCGAAATCTGGCCAGCACCTGACTATCAGAAGTTGATTGACGACGGCATGGAAGTCAAGTCAGTTGCACTGATTCGATCTATCCGAGACGAGGTTCCTTCAAAGCCACGTAATGCCTACAAGCTAAAACGCTGGGCCGAACAGGTCAAAGAAGGGCGGGCACTTGCCCTGAACATCCTAAACAAAAGCGAGAAAGGTGAGGCTCTTTACTCAGAGTTGAACAAGGCGGGAGGCAAGCTATCCGGTATTGCTGGCCGTGCCGATTTGTATATGGCCGTTGGGCATGCCAAGTCTCTTGAGGGTATTCGCTTTTCCAGATATCACTTCAGCTTTTATCGCGGCCGTGAAAACGTGTCGCTGTGGGTCGTAGAGCGAGAAGCAGCCGCCACGGCATTTAGTAATTGGCCACAGGAACTTGCCATCGGCGACACCAAAGAAGATGCGATTGAGGCGTTTAAAGCCAGGTATGCCGAACTAGATTCAATCACGGCCTCCAAAAAATCGTCATTTGACATTTACAGCCAAGACGGCAAATTCTTTGTTGGTAAGAAGATTGGGCGCAACATCGCCGAAATGGCAGGCCCATTCAAAACACTCAAAGAAGCGCGAGAACATCGCACCAATAACCTGGAAGCTCTTGAGGCCAAGCTGGCCAAGTACAAAGAAATCCCCAAAGATCGACGCGATACCAATGAGCCCAGAGTTGGCGAGGACATGCGTAACGGCCAAGACGTAACGCCAGAAATGTTTGCTGAGTCTTTTGGGTTTAAGGGTGTTGAGTTCGGGAATTGGGTGGAGCAAAAGCGCCGCCAGAAGGACTTGAACGATGCCTTTGACGCGCTGATGGACATGGCAGCCATCATGGGAGTGCCGGCCAAAGCAATTTCTCTGAATGGTGAACTTAGCCTGGCTTTTGGTGCGCGTGGTTCTGGCGGTGTAAATCCCGCTGCGGCTCACTACGAATCAGACAAGATCGTCATCAACCTGACCAAGCGCGAAGGCGCTGGTAGTTTGGGGCATGAGTGGTGGCACGCGCTGGATAACTACTTCTCTCGCATGCGTGGCAATAAAACCAGCCCGTTTATGACAACCGCCACCGACGTGAACTTGTCCAGCCGCAGGTCAGACTATCAGCCTTACCCAGGCGTGCGCAAGGAAATGATTGATGCTTTTGGTGAAGTTGTGCGGGCAATCAAGAGTACCGCTATCAAGGCCAGGTCTTCAAAAATTGACGCCAAGCGCACCAAGGAGTACTGGACCACCGGCGAGGAAATGGCAGCACGGGCGTTTGAGTCTTACCTTATCTCAAAACTGCAAGATCAAAACGCATCAAATGACTATCTTGCAAACGTGGTTGATCAGAAGACATGGGATGCCATGGCCGCGCTGGGGATGGAAAACGAAGACAGCTACCCCTACCCAACCGCCGGGGAAATGCCGGTCATCCGAGCCGGGTTTGATAAGTTCTTTCAAACGCTCGAAACCAAAGAAACCGATACTGGCAATGTGGCGATGTTCGCCCGTGGTGGATCTTCTGATCAAACCAATACACCCGAGTTCAAGCGCTGGTTTGGTGACAGCAGGGTGGTGGATGCCCAGGGTGAACCGCTTGTTGTGTACCACGGGACGACTCAAAGTTTTGATACTTTTGGTAATGGCACCGGCTATTTCACTGCAATGCCCGACGAGGCAAATATGTACGGCGGCATCAATACCGATGGAGCCAACGTAGTACCCGCGTATTTATCCATCAAAAACCCCAAGGTGATCGAATCTGAGAAGATGACTGGTACACCTCGTGACGTGATTGCGGATGCTCTATCCGATGCAAAGATTGACGGCGTGATCGTCACCGAAGGCGGCAATGTTCGATGGGCCGTAGTGACAGAGCCCAACCAAATCAAATCGGCTATCGGAAACAACGGTCAGTTTGATCCGAACAATCCTGATATCCGATTTGCCCGTGGCCAAAGCACAGAGCCCTTCTACAGCGCCCTTTCCAAAGGCATTGAAGGCCTGAACTACAAGCAACTACCCGCTTTTGGCTGGGCTGATGCCATTAAATCATTGGTGAATAAGGGCCTGGTCAAGCAAGACGAAATTGAGTGGTCTGGAATCACGGACTGGCTTGCCATGCAGACTGGCAAAGTCACCAAGGAACAGGTGCTGGAATATCTGGATGCCAATGGGGTGCAGGTAGAAGAGGTGACGCTTTCTGACAATGACTTTGAACTTGATACCAATGGAGAAAAGCAACTAGATATTTTTGGTGAACCGCTATTAAATGGAAATCCTACAAAATACAGCCAATACCAACTCCCCGGTGGCGAGAGCTACCGCGAAGTTCTGCTGACGTTGCCAGCAAAACAGTTTGACCCAGCAGAACTTAAAAAGGCGCGAGAAGAGCTACAAAAGCACGAGGCTGCGTACAACCCTCGCACCGATTACTCTGACCCTGACGGCCCACAGACACCTTGGGCCATAAAGGAAAAGGAATTACGTTCTAAGGTTGCGCAACTTGAAAAAGGCACGGCGGCGCAGGCCAAGGCAAGCGGGGCATCCGGCAGGAGGGATGAGTACAAATCCTCCCACTGGGACCAACCCAACGTCCTAGCCCACATTCGACTGAATGACCGTGTTGATTCAACGGGTGCGCGTGTTCTTTTTGTAGAAGAGCTGCAATCGGACTACGGCCAAGACGCCAAGAAGAAAGGCATCAATGGTAAGCCGATGTTCATCAAAGGCATGGATGGCCAAGAAGATGGATTTCTTGGCCTGATAGCAGGCGGCGTACCCAACGCGCCATTCATTGACAAAACTGACAAGTGGCTCACTTTGGCCCTAAAGCGCATCGTCAAGCTGGCCGTGGACGAGGGCTACGACAAGGTGGCTTTTGTCAATGGCGACCAGTCTGCCGAGCGGTACGACCTGAGCAAGCAGATTGAGGTCATAGAGTACAAGCGCAATCCGAATGGCGGTGGCCAGATCATCGCTGACAAAGAGAATGGCGACACGGCTATTCGCCAGAGCATCGCCAGCGACAACGACCTGGAGAACTACATCGGCAAGGATTTGGCAAAAAAGCTACTTGAACAGAAGCCGATGGGCAACATGAATAGCGAGGCGAAGTCCTACGTCCTATCCGGCCTCGACCTCAAAGTAGGCGGCGAGGGCATGAAAGCCTTCTACGATCAGATTGTCCCGACCGCAACCAAGGCCTTGCTCAAGAAGCTGGGTGGGCAGATGGAAACCGTCAAGATGAATCAGACGGAAGGCTTTGAAGGCAACGCACGGAAAGCCGCAGCCAAGCCAATCGTCAGCGAACAACCGGGCTTCACCATCACCCCGGCCATGCGCGAGAAGGCCGCTGGTGGGCTGCCTATGTTTGCCAAGAATCCAATTGGTACTTCAAAAGGTCTGCCCCTCTCCGAAGTTCAAGCAATAGTCAACCAGGTATCAAAAAAGTGGGGCTCAGGTCCGGCCTTGAAGGTTGTTGCAACCCCTGCCGACTTGCCCATACCCGCGCCAGATGATGCCCGCGGCCTGATTCGCAAAGGCACGGCCTACGTGGTGGCAGGCAACATGCAGAACCGCAGTGACGTTCACAAGACGCTTGCGCATGAAGCCATTGGTCACTATGGCCTTTGGAAGTTACTCGGTGCCGAAAAAACCCGCAGGTTTGAACGCAGCCTACAACTGGCCCTGAAATCTGGCAACAAGCCCCTGAACGAGATTTCCAAGAAGGTGCGCAGCCTCTACGTTGACGAGAACGGAGACTTTAATCTAACCCCAGCACAAGAAGCTAATGAGATAGCTGCCTTTGCCGTTGAGAATGCCCTGGACGCAGACGGAAACTTTAAACCTGGGTATGGTTTTTTCAAGCAGCTATGGGCAGACATAGCGCAGTTCTTGCGTGACATCGGGATCGATATCAGTTTCACCAATGTCGAACTCCAAGGCTTGTTAATTTCATCCATGAAAGGTTTGGAAGCTGGCCAGAGACTTGGCGGTGGTAATGAACTGGTAGTGGCTGCAGGGCGTGGCGCTGAAATTGGCAGTGAGGCTGACGATCTATTTGTGCACCCAAAATCTGCCAGCACCACGGTTGAAGGCATTGCCAGAGACAATAAAGTTGGCGGAGAGATAAAGGCCGTGAACATGCCCGGCCGCATTCAGTACAACATCAGCCTACCCAACAACAGCATTGCGCGCATTGTGGTTCGGCAGGTAAATCCTTACGGTGAATCCCTGTATGGTTACGACCTGGACGAAAACGGCAAGATGCAAGGCGAGGTTATTGGCCGGCCTGGAGAGAATGCCGAATCCGTGCCGCAAAAGGATGATGTCTGGGTGGACGTGTCTCTTCTAAAACCGGGGACTGACGGTTCAAAAATCTATAACGTCGCATCGACCTATGCCCACAACACCGGGAAAATGTTCATAGGCGATCCGGCTGGTCTGTCTGATGAAGCCTTGCGCCGCCGCACTGAGCAAATGATTTCCAGTGCTTTGAAGTTTGGCACGACCGAGCACCTTGCGCCGCATCCGCGACAAGTTTCTGGAGATAGCGCCTTGGGCGTACCACCATTGCGCTGGGTTTACGGTGATGACAATGGCAATTTTGAGCGCATGGTTGACGTTTCCATCAAGTCAATGGAAAATGCATTTCCAAATTCCAAGCTAGTCGGCTACGACCCAAAAAATGGCACCTTCTACAGAACCGATACAGGGCAAGTTTTCACCCGGCAAGACATGGCTGGATACGGACTGGACATTGCCGGAAAACGCAGCATTCCTGGAAGCCAAGCTGAAAAGGGACAAGCAGGTTGGCGAAGTGTTGCGCGAGTTGCACTACTTAGAGAACTCAGAGCCGCCGACTCTGGCATACCTGAGCAAGACAGAAGAGGACTACTGGAACGGGCAAGCTCGGATGTATCCCGGTTACGAGTTGACCCAGTTACAGGCAACGCTTACTCGCCGGAAAGCCGCATTTTCTACAACCGAAGCCGACTGGATGCAATCGATACCCCAGATCTGCTGACAACGTACACCCCGGACGAGGCTCTTCAAAAACAACAAGCAGAAGAGACAGCGCGCAAAGCCGAAGCCGAAAAACCCCAAGCCCCCAAAGGCCGCAAGGTGACTGTGGATCAGGTGGACTTGTTCTACCCGCAACAGGATTCCTTGTTTGCCCGTGGTGATAACCAAGACGGCGCAAATATGGTCATGTACCACGGCAGCCCAAGAGACTCCATTGGCGAATTTGCAGCGGATGGAAACGGGCTAATCTTTGCATCGCCGGATCCAGACGTAGCAGAGAAATACGCATACCTGATAAAGCGCAGCAAGGACTTTGCCGGACACAAACCGACTGTCTACAAGGTTCGCGTCACAGCAAAAAACACGCTTGATTTTGACAATCTACCGCCATTCAGCGGAGAGGCTTGGCAGGAGCTTCTTGGGGATGCCATTCGATATCCAGAGGATGGCGGCGCATTTAATGAAAGTGATCGCAAAGCTACATGGGCTGACATTGAGGAATTTGGAGGGAGAAAGTTATTTGACGCCATCAAGGCTGCTGGGTATGACTCGATTGCCGTTACCACGCCAGGCAACAACGGAAGAGAGCGCGAGTTTGCTGTATTCAGTAAAGATCAGATCAGGCAATTGAATGAACCCACCGCGCCGGAAAGTGGCGGCGCTTTTGCCCGTGGCACCCCGCAAACCGGCATGTTTGCACCAAACATCTGGAGCATGCCCGAGCCAACAAAACTAGACCGGGCCATTTACGAGATTCAAGACGGACGGGTTGACCTCAAACGCGCCCAGCAGGCCATTGAGTCCAGCGGCAAGAAAATTGCCGAGAAGTGGGATGCCCGACTTGCCGAGACGCTTTACCCTGGTCGAGTGGCTTACCGCAGCCAACAATTCCTGACATCAGAAGTCCAGCCATTGCTCAAAGCTTTGTCTGTCTACAAGGTGCCCATGGAGGAACTGGCCGACTACCTGCACGCCCGTGGTGCCAAGGAGAGAAACGTCCAGGTTGCAAAGGTAAACCCGGACATGCCAGATGGTGGGGCAGGACGAAACACCAAGGGCGAGCTGATGACCAACGACGCGGCCCAGGCCTACTTGGATTCCATCAGCCCAACCCGAAAGCAATTGCTTGACGTTCTGGCGGCCAAGGTGGATCGAATCACGGCCGGAACCAGAAATCTTCTGGTTTCCGAGGGGCTGGAGAAGCAAGAAACGATTGACGCCTGGACCGGGGTCTACAAGAACTATGTGCCAATGTTCAGGGATGAAGCCGAGGCCGGTATTCCGCACCCTCAAGGAACCGGCTTTAACGTGCGCGGCAGCGCCAGCAAGCGGGCCATGGGCTCAACCAAGGAAGTGACCAACATCATCGCCCATGTGCTGATGCAGCGCGAAGCCGCGATAACCAGGTCTGAGAAAAACCTTGTCGCACTCTCCCTCTACGGAATGGCGCTTTCTCACCCGAACCCTGATTTCTGGTCGGTGATCAAACCCAGCATGAGCAATTCCCAAATTGCAGAAGAGCTGAGCCGGATGGGGGTTGACCACGAATCAGCCGCCGCCGGCATGGCCTTGACGCCTTCTGTCACCACGGTAGACCCAAATACCAACAAGGTGGTAAGCAGACCCAACCCGCTTTACAAGAACCTGCCAGGGGCCATTACCCTGAGACTCAACGGTGAAGACCGGGTTTTGATGCTCAACACTGAGAACGAGCGCGGCATGCGCCTGGCTGGAAGTCTTAAAAATCTGGATGGATTGACCAAGATTGATATTGCCGGGTCCATCGTGGGTAAATCGACCCGCTGGATTGCAGCCGTGAACACTCAATACAACCCGGCTTTTGGCCTGGTCAATCTGGTGCGCGACACGCTGGGCGGTGCGGTTAACTTGGGTAACACCGAGTTGCGCGGAAACGCCTTGCAGGTACTGTTGACCACCCTGAACCCATTCCTTGGAAAAGATAATTCCATCATTGCGATAGGCATGGAGTTGAGAAAGCCAGGGTCCGGCGGGAAGTTGGGCAAGCTGTACCAGCAATTCCAAGCCGACGGCGGGCAGACAGGATTTAAGGAGCAATTCCGAGATCCAAACGAGAGAGCCAAGGCAATTGAGAAAGAACTGGCCACCATGGACCGGTCCAAGTGGAATCCGGCTTATGTCGCAAACCTGATGCTCGATTTACTGGCCGGGTTTAACACCACGCTTGAGAATGCTGTACGCCTGAGTGCTTATGAGCAAAGCCTGAAAAAGGGAATGTCCGGGGCAAAAGCTGCACAGTTGGCGCGTGAGCTCACGGTGGACTTTAACCGCAAGGGAAGGGTTGGCCGGGAAGCCGGGCCCTTGTATGCCTTCTTCAATGCATCAGTTCAGGGCACCGAGCGAACCATCCAAACACTCAAGGGCCCGACCGGCGCCAAGGTGATTGCAGGCGGCATTGGGTTGGGTGTAATTCAAGCCCTGATGCTTGCAGCGGCCGGGTACGACGATGACGATATACCCGAGTTTGTAAAAACAAGGTCCCTGATCATTCCTCTTTTTGACGAGGAAAAGAACTTTATCTCGGTTCCCTACCCCCTGGGCCTGCATGTTCTGCCAAATACCGGACGGGTAATGACCGAACTTGTTTTGAACGGAGGCAAGGATATCGGCAAGAGGTCTGCTGCTGCAGTGGGAGAGATTGCCAGCGCGTTTAACCCGCTTGGAGGTGGAAACATCTTCACTGCTGACGGGGCATTGAAAACCGTTGCACCGACACTGATAGACCCCTTGATTGAGCTTGGATTTAACAAGGACTTCACTGGCAGACCGATTGAAAGACAGGCCTTCGGTGGTCAGACCGATGCGCGCCCAGGCTTTGCCAAAGCCAAAGAGGCAACCATCAGAAGCACAACGGGCCAGGCTTACATCGGGATCAGCAAGGCGATAAACACCATGACGGGTGGAAATGATTACGAGGCCGGGGCCGCCAGCCCAACGCCCGAGCGTATTCGCTATCTGGCCCAGGTTGCCGGTGGTGGTGTTCTGCGAGAGATTGAGAAGACCATCAACGCCAGCACCGCAGAGCAGTTTGGCAAGAAAGTGGCAGCCAGCCAAATCCCGGTGGCCGGCAGGTTCTTGGGTGAGGTGGACATGGACCGGGTGAAGACCAACCGGTACTACGAGAACGCCCGCAAGATTAACGCGGTGGAGACCACGGCAAGCGCCATTCGGAAAGCCGGAGACACAGAGGCCTATCGGAATCTGATTAAAGACCATCCCGAGGCTGCGCTTATCGACTTTGCCAACGGAGTGCAGTCTTCATTGTCAAAACTCAACAAGCAGTCAGTGATGATGATCGACAACCCCGAATCACTCAGAGCCATAGACGAAGCCCGAGTTCAGGTGATGGACGCATTGAATCAGTCAATAGAAGCCCTGGAAAAAGAAACCAGAGGCGAAACCTTGGGAGACAAGGTGAAGGCCGGTGGTGATAAGGTCAGGACCATGATCAAAGAAGCGGTGACACCATGAGATCCGCAACCGAGTCCCTGAAAGCTTACCGAGCCAGGCTTAAAGCCCAGGGCAAGGTAAGGGATGCAGAGATTGTGAGCCGATGCATCGCCCTGCAGAGCCGACGCTGCCAAATCAAACCCAAGGCAGAACAGTTTGAAAGGCTGGCCGCTTTCTTTGCCGGGCTGGTAAGATGACCGCCGGGCGCAAGCCCCCTTGCTTTACCTCCCTGAGCAAGGCCGTCCGCGCTTAAAACCGCAGATGGTTACCAGTCCCCCTGGCCTTCGGGTCGGGGGGATTTTTTCATGGGACAATGAATGCTTACGGCGGGATGGATTGCGTGAAAACCCCGTAATTGCGTGAAACTTTTACACTTCTTGCTATTTATTCTGTAGCTAGAAGACGAGATATCATCATGGTGCCCAGGAAGGGACTCGAACCCCCACGAAGTTACTCGCTAGTACCTGAATCCTGCGCTGAATAAGCACTGGCTTCAAAAAAGTCGGTTTTCATTCCCGCAAATAGTTCAATTTGCGCCAGCGCCAGTGCTACGTTTCTCCGGGATTGCGGTAACAATTTGTGCAGTCTTCTACATCCGGGAATATGATCGGGTCTTCCTTGCCCCCCCAAGTCCCATACCTGCAGCGCATCATAGCCGGTTGGGGATAAGCTAACCCCATGCTGTTTGCACAAAAGCCGTAGAGCCTCAACAAAATCTGAAAATTTTGATTGATCTTGTTTATTCATTGTGTAAACTTTTTGGGTATGGCTGTAATTCTTTTTCCCCTGCCGCCCGTGTAATGTTCGGTCATGGTCACACTTTGATGGCCTAGCAAATCTTGTGCCGCCTCTAGCCCAGCCTGATCCCTCAAATCCGCACCAGCCTTGCGTCTGAGGTCGCGGAATTGAAACAGGCTACCATCCACCCCAGCGGCCTCCCGCGCAGCCTCAAAGCGGCTTCTTAGCTTTGCCTTAGTCATTGGCTTTCCAGACTCGTCTACCAATAACTGCATACAGTGAACGGAGAACTTGCTTTTTCGTTCTGATATTCGCTTCATGAGGTTTTCAAGGTCGGGGGCCGTGGCTGTAATCCTCATGTTCTTTTTTGTCTTGCCTTGGGTGAACTCGAAATAAGCACTTCTGATGTCTGACTCACTCATTGACAACACATCAGCCGGTCTTTGCCCTAAGTAGTAGGCCAAGTCCATGGCGTCCCGCAAAGATGGGCTGGCGTGGCTGTAGACGCTTTCCAATAGGTCGTCAGTGATGTAGACGCTCTTTCGGCCTGGAAGGCGTTTTAGTTTCTCGCTTGCAAACACGGGATTGTTTTGGCAATAGTCCCGCGCTGTTGCCCAGGCATAAACCATTCCTAAAACAGCTTTCTCGCGTCTTGCGCGGTGTTTACTTTGTTTGCTGCGGCCATCCACGTAAAGCGTGATGTGACTAGGTTTTACTTCATCAAGCGGTGCGTCACCAAATTTTGACATTAGCTTGTCTAGGGCAAACTTGTAATCGGCCTGAGTGCCCAGGGACACCTCATCAAATTGCGTTGACTGAAGGTACTTTGTGATTGCCCAGGCCACCGTTAATTTTTCTGTCGGTTTTGCTTCATGCAGTTCGGCCCACTTCTGGACAGCAAAAAGGTAGTCTGTGCCTAGCTGCACTTCTTTTCGTGGCTTGCCGCCTTTGTCATAGCTGTACCATATATTATACTTGACAAACCCAGCGATTAGGTTCAAACTCGGTTCACCGATTAGGAGAACGTGATGAGTGAATCCCTGCTGTCCATGGCCCACCTGCAAAACGAAGAAGCCGCATACGCCTTCA